CCGTAACTCCTTATACAATAATGACTTACGGAAACAAGAAACTTTTCGGAATTCTCAGAAAATTCGTTAGAACCGTATATTCCGCTATACGGAAGCAGGACGCGTTTTAGAGAGGCCGCAGAAAATTCGGCCCGTTAGCCGCCCGAGAGCGGGCGGCTACGTAGATTGCGAGCGGTTGCGTCAGTTGAGGAGTTTTACTACTTCCCGAACGTCGTGTGTTTTGAGGGTGAAATTAACTCCGTCTCTGTAAATCAGAAACGACGGCACCGACTTCACGCCGTATTGGCTTGCCAAGTCGCGATTTCGGTCGAAATCAAGCGTCCGCACGTCCAGTCCGGCTGCAATCGCCTTATCGAGTTCCGGTTCAGCCAAACGGCACGGCGAGCACCATTTCGCCGTAAAGGCAATCACAACCGGCCCGCAGGCAGGCGGCTTCGGGGTATTCGGCGGAAGCGGCTTAATTGAAGGAGCCTTCGGTTTGCACGGACACGGCTTCGCGTCTTGTTTGATTACCTTCTCGATTGCTGGCTTTTTGTCGATAAGTTTCGCACGGTCTTTGTTCTGCATCATAACAATTCCAATAACAGCCACGACAGTAGCCATTACGACCATCAAGATAGCAAGCCCAAAGGCATCTTCTTTCTCACTCTTCATGCTGTCTCTCCTAAGTTGTGGAAATAGTTCGCAATTTGTCGTGTATCTTTTCAATCTCTCCTGAAACATCTACGCCAAGTTCTTTTCCAACCTTTTCGATTGCGTTCGCAAAGTTGTGGCCTGCATCGCATAGGTTCTTGATGTTCTCAGACGCAGCCCGCGATACTTTTGCATGGTCGCTCAAGATAGTCGTGTTGTTCGTTGTTGACGCGCCGATATCAACAAGGAATTTATCGAGCCTGTCGAGAACCTTACCGGAAATCTTATAGAACACCCAGCCGATGCCGAAGCCAGCAAGAACAAGGGCTACGAAACAAAGCACCACAAAGAACCACTGCGGGCCAAGTTCTCTTGCCAGCGCGGCGGCATCGACAGTAGCCTTCGCGCCATTGCTAGATGAACCTGAAAAATCCGGCACTACTTGAGCAAGTAAATAGAACATAATTACGACCTCGAATAAGTTACGCCTCGAACAACGAACGCCCTGTTCGGATTCTTGCTTTTACCGAACATCAACATCGAATCTGTTACGCGCCAAGTATTGGGAAGATAAAATCCGTACTCACTACCCTTCTTTTGAAGTTCCATGATTGTCATGGCGTGAGCAAGACGATCATATCCGCAGTAAATTGAGTCGCCGTTTAGTAACGCCGTCATGCACTCGGCCTCCATATCCTTCGTTCCGAGTTCATACGACTCGTAAGCAACGCATCCGAGGGCCGCTTCCTCGTAACCGGCGGACCACTTACGAGGATTGATTTCGTACTGCGGCACCATTGAACGCGGAGCCATTCCGTGCTTCGAGGCCCACAGCAACGCGACATCGAGAAAACCGCCAATGTCTCGATACCCGTTGCATCCGAGAATGGACTCAGGCGCAAGCTGTTGATACGGAAGATGAATCTTCGCGCGAACGGCTTCAAGGTGTTGAGCAAGAGAGTACGCCCAACAAAGAGGATGATTACCTTGGTATTGATGAATCGGCTGGAAGCTCTCCCATCGCTGGCGAGCGAACTTCCCGACCATAGCGTCGTAATATTCACCGTATTTGCTAGGAGGAATCATATCGACGATATCGGTATAAGGCCGGGCGTACCCGGTCTTTCCGATTTCGCTCTTACTCGGAAGAGTTCCGCACAGCCCAGGATACTCATGCGCCGACTCGATGAATTCGTTGATATTTCCGTCATGTGTAATAATCATTTCAACGCCTCCAACGCCTCAGGCTCGTATTCCGGTAGCTCGATAGCTTTTGCCCGACTTCCACGTTGGTAAACCAACGCCGGAAGCTTCATTACCTTCTTCGCTTCCTCAAGGAACGGAATCAACTCGGCAGGCGGCTTTCCATCCTTTCCGAGAACATCCTTATCAACGCATCCCAGAAACTTCCCGCCATCCTTCTCGACTTCGGCAATGAACGTGAGCGATTGGAGAATTGCCCTTTGCCCCGCTGGCAATGCCGATCTGTCGGCAGTCTCTTCGACGATACACACAGTAACAGGTCCGCTAGCAAACCACGTTACAGGGTTTGCCCATTCCGGTAGCTGCGTATCGTTAAACAAACAACCCAAGCCGATAAGCAGCAAAACGATAGGAACGTGAAACTTCATTGCTCGCTCCTTATCCGAGTATGGTTGCGAGCGTGATGCGAACGTTCTTGACTTGATCGGCAAGCGCGGTATCGCCGCGTTTCTTCGCAATCGCCGACAGCGCAAAGCACGCGCTCATACCGGCGGTAAGGTCGGCGTAGTCGTCGATCTTTACCGCAACGTTATCAACCGAGGTCGGAACGCTTACTCCGCTTTTCTTTAGGAGCGGAGAAACGTAGGTGCGAAAAACGTAAACCGCAACCCACACGGCGGCGGCAGCGAAAAAAACATAACTCAACATAGTCATTCTCCCTTTGTGTTCCAAATCCCAAGTTTCATTTTCTTTGCGTACTTTTCGGCGGCAAGCCATTCTTTGGGAGCATCGCCTACACACTTCGCGAATCCGCTATTCAATTGCGCAAGCTGAAGGCATGCCCCTGTCTCTCCGTAAACCATTTCAGAATCCGACTTAACCCAAATGAATCCGCCGCACAGCAACGTAAGATTTTCTTTCGATGCTTCGTAATACTTCTCCCCCTTGGCCGGTGAAGCTATTCCGCGAAGCATAATAACCGTAGTACGTCGCTCGAAGATTCCATTCTTAACTTTAATAGAAACGCCGTTAAGAACCTCAACTACTTCCGATATGTGATTAGTGACCCGCTTCTCTCGCTTCGGGAACAATCTCGGCCTCTCGCATCCTTTCCACGTAATCATCATTCCGACGATTATGCAAACAATACAAAGCCAGCCAATAGGCGGAATAGCCTTCAAAATTGCCCCGATAACCGAGCCAATCGTCTTTAAAATTCCGAATGCAGTAAGCAGAAACGCCAAGATACTCTCCTTACGTGTATTATATCTACACGGCTATTCGTTCTCTGTCTTTGAGGCCGAGTATGCTCGTAGCCTCTGGCGAAGGCGCGATTTCCATTCGGAAATGGCTTCTTGCTTGTACCCTTGCTTCTTCAGCTTTTCGGCCAGCCCGTTAAGCATTTCGTTCTCTGAAATTCCAAGTTCGTTCGCGTGCTCGACGACCTCGCGGATTTCGCTTCCATAATTAAAGCGGGCCTTTGTTTTCTTGCTTACTCCGCTGATATCTTTGTGACGAGAAATTTTGAACGCAAAGTCGCCTGGCTTCGCGCTTTCATAGGTAGAGGAGTTCATTCCGAAGAACCCAAGCAACGACAACGCCGTTCCAGGAAGCATCCCGGTCTCTGTCAGGTTCTCGTACATATCCCGCATAGGCATTGGCAACATATTTCGGATCGCCAGCCCGGAAACCGTAGTATCGTCGCCCTTAAAGTCTTTTCCTTGAAGGATATCAACAACGGCACCAGCAGGCGGCGAACCCTTCGACCGAAGGAACGACGCAGCAACGTCAAGCCAAGTTGGATCGTCGCGGCCCCGCTTACGGTCGCTCAACGTCCACTTATCGCGGATTGGCGCAAGCTCTCCGGTCGATCTTTTCTTTTGTCCAGAAGCAGATTGTGACATGAACGATATAACTTGCGACAAGCCAGCAAGTGGATCAATCCACGTATTCCCGATACGAATCTTTCCAACATTTGACGAGCGAGCATCGTCTTCAACTGTAATGTCTCCTTTGCCGAACATTTTCGACGCAGCCCAAACAGAGCCGTACAGCGTCCCTAGTCCGGCGAGAGTTCTCGCATATTCTTTCGCGATAAGCTTTCTTGTTCTCGCAGTGCCTCCCCACATCGGCTGACCAGATAATAATTGAAACCGTGACCAAAGGAAACGAGGAGAAAATAGAAACGTAGTAAGGAATCTCGATGCCTCATTGAACTTACCGAGATTACCTCGCCCGGTTGCGGCGTTTACGTAGTTTGCAATCGCCTTTGCTTCCTTGATGGTCATTTCGCCGCCACTCTTCGTGAGGTTTTTAGAGAGAACGTCAAATAGGTCGGCGCGCATTAAATTTAAAGTCGTAACGTAAGCCCGTTCCGACCCCGCAACGATGCCCATAAATTGCTTAGCGACAGGGATATTCGTTCCGCGAGCGGCACCCATATACGCTTCTTCTTGTGCGGTAATCTTTCCTTCCGATTCAGTGATGGCAAGTTTAGCTCGCTTGTACCATTTACCGTTAGGCCGATTCTTAATATGCTCAGCTATCTTGAACTCGTGCTCTTTGCTCCAAGCTGCTTTCGCGGCCTCGGGCACGGTCTTACCGGCCAATATAGGATGCCCGAGAGTTACCCAGCCACCTTGGCGAAGCAAAGCCGAGTCGTCAAAGCTCGTCATAATGGCGCGAGAAGTATCCAATACCTTCTTCGCCACATAAGCCGTCTTTTCTCCGGCCCCCATGCTTTTAACTCTCGCGTCCTCTTCGAGACTTTTGAACTTAATCTTTTGGTCTTCGATCTGTGACTTCAATCCAAGAGCAACGTCATCAAGCTCTCGTTCCGCCTTCTCTGTCTTCGTGAAAATTCCAGCCTCGGCATCTCGGTTTTTTTGCTCCCATTTTTCGAGATTACGCGAAAGCATCTTCTTATAATTGCGGTCTGCCAACTCTTCTTTCGTTGGCTTATTAATGTCGGCAATCTCTTGCTTCTGCCTGCGAAGATCGGCTAATTCGGATTCCTTCGTTTTAATTGCCTCAGTCTGCCCAACCTTCGACGGCTTTTCGTTCTCGATCTTTCCGCCAAACAACTCGACTCGCTCTTTGACGATAGACTTATCGAGACTCTTTTCCTTTGGGCCGATACGCGGGTCTTCAGGATTAAGTAAATCTTCCTTCTGTTGGCGAAGCTCGCTAAGTCGTTCCTTCTTGCCCTCAATTCCTGTAGTCGAGACAGGCTCTTTCTTTTTGCTCTTAGTAAGCTCCCCGGTACGAAGTTCTTCTTCGATCTTCGCAATTTTATTATCAAGCTGTTTATTGATCGATTCAATACGCTTGTTGACGTTGTGTTCTTTCCAGGCATTGGCGAGAGTTTCCTTATGCTTCTCAAACTCTTCACCTAACGCCGATTTTGCGTTGATAAGAAAATCTTCAACGGTTGCAACGCCGTGCTTAGCTGCGGCCTTCGCAAGACGACCGGCGGATTCGACGACTTCGAGATTAAGCGAGCCAGCTTCTTCCTTAACGATATCCTCGATAGGCTTGCCTGAAATCTTCGATTTGAAATCAGCCCATGCGTTTTCAAAATCCACTTTCGTTCGCTCACGCTTGACGGACTTCTTTATGGCCGACTTCTTTTCCTTCGCTGGGGCTTCTCCGGTTTCGAGATATTTATCGAGCTTTCCTTGTAAATCGGCAACGGTATCGCTTAGTTCTTTAATCTTCGCAGATTGCTCAGGAGTAGGTTCTTTTCCAGCGTTCGCAACAAGAGTTCTTCTGCTGAGGTTAGCTATAGACATATCCTCTCTTAGCTCGATTTTCCGAGCATTCATAGCTGCGCTTGAACGAGAACCTGCTTCTCTATAAACAGGCTCTACTTCGCTTATTTTATCCCATATCGCTTGCGATTCCTTTTGCGCAGAAGCAATAGCATCTGAATTTCCAAGTTTACGAGCCTCAGCAAGCCTATTTGCTGCATTCGCGTAAGAATTATGAAGCCCTCTATATTGAATTTGAACAGCAGCAGTTTCGATATCATTAAGCTCTCTCTGTGTTTCTTTTGCTCTCCTTACAGCTTCGTTCGCGAATTCAGGGTTCTTACGCAACTCGTCACTTGCCTCGGAAATCCACTTCTCGAATGAATTTCCTCCTTCGCTTTCAAGCTTTTCGGCTCCGCGTCCAGTTCGTAAATCGTTTACGATTTCGTTCTTTACACTCGTGATTTCTGGTGCTTTTACTTCAGCTTCAACCTGGGGCTGTTGCTTCTTAATTTCTTCCGCCTTGGCCTGCAACTCTTTCTGTCGCGTTTCCGCTGAAGTCTGCCCCCTGAATCCCCACTTCTTCCATTGCTCGCGCGATGGAGCGACACCTTCCTCGGCAGCCTTCAGAATCTCCGCGTTATTGAGTTCACTCTTGACTGCATCGGAAGAAACTTTTTTCGACTCACCAGCAAGCCGTTCTCCTTTAACTGATTTCAAATCGATATTCTTCTTGTTGCTTCCGCCTGCAATCGCACCAGGAACGGACAGCACCGCTGACGGCCCAAGAGACTTTAGATACGTATTCGATGCGTCGTAAATGTACTTGCGAAGCTCCGGGTCCTGGTGCATAGCGAAGTCCTTAACGGCTTCATCAACAACTGAACCCGCAACCATCGCGCCGGGAACCTTAAAACCGGCTGTCTTGATATACCGTTTCGCTATTCCGTCTGCAAGTTGCTTAGACACAACCTCGCTAGACCACCCCTTAGGAATCAATGCCTTCGGGATCGTAGAAAAAATAAGGCTCTGTACGGTCGCGCTTGCGATTGCGGCGTTGCGAGCGACGTTAGGCGGCGCACCACGAACAAGTAAGTCGTCATAGGTATTCTCGTACATTTCCGGCGCGAACGCTGCGGCTGCTCCAAGTGACTCGGCGGCGGCGATACCTTTCTTTCCGATACCGAGCATCTTAGCCCCGGCCCCGGCCCCTCGACCAAAGCCGCCAGCCAATGCGAGCGACGGAGCCATGCGAGACACCGAATACAATGCGTTCGTAGGGCTTAGAAATGATGCTTCCGGGTCTTCGATAGAATCAGCCGATTCCCAAACCCTTTTCAGCCGCTCAGCAAATTTACGCTGCTCAGGAGAAGCCTCAACGCCTGTTGCAGCCTGAATGCCTGTAATAGACGTAATAGCCTCGCCGAGGTCGAGAACGCCAGCCGTCAGCGCGCCGCCAGCCTTGGACACCGGGTTCGCGTCAGACCACGTTTTCTTCTTGCGGGCCAATTCATAGACGGAATCGAGAACCGCGTCTTGTTGGTCAACCGGCGTATTACGAGCAACAGCGATTGCAGCAGCCTTATTCGCCGGGAAGTTGGTCAGTAAGTCCGCAACCTGATACGATGCAGGTTGGTATTTCTTGTCGGCAGCCAGCTTGTCGAATGCGTCAAGGTCTGGCTCAGCGGCAGGAGCGTATTTTGCAGCTTGATCTTCATGAAGCTTCTTTGCATACTCAGTAGAAGATTCAGGAGAGTCGAATTCTCCAAGATGCTTTCCAGTTTTTTTGAAATACTGAATAGCGTCTTTATCGCTTAAAATCTTTCCATCATCGCTTACGGTAGGAATAAGCAATTCTCTGCCGTCAATATTAACACCAATAGACCTAACCGTGCTTATAGTTGCATCTTCATTTTTTACAACAGGTCTTTTGTTTAGGTCTATATTTCCATTTTTAACCATACCTCTCGACGAACCGAACATTGCGTCGAACTTCGCAATATCATTATCTACGGCTGCTTGTGGCTCTTGCTCCGGCGCGCCGAACATCTTGTCAAATTCTTCTATGTCGTTCATATTCTCTCTTAAACGTATCTATTGGTTTTGCTTCCGCTGCGAATGTTTCCGCTAAACACTGGTTGCGATACGATAGTTCCAAGATTCCCGGCAGGCGCATACGCAGCCTGCGAAGCCGCAGCCATCGCGCCGATAGCAGGAGAACCAGCCTGCTGCGACTGCTGAACTGCCTTGGGATTTTTTAAGGCGGCGATAAGCATTTGAACTATCGAGTTAATGTCATTGCTTTGGTTTAGCATATTTCGCCTTATAGTCTCGTGCCTGTCGTGCCTGCGCAGCGAACGCAGGGTCTTTCATCTTCTCAGGGTTTGCTAACGCCTCGGCTATGATCGCGCTTGCCGCTTGGAGATTGCCGTCTGCGTCCTCTTGCGGAGCGGCAGCCTGCGCCGCTTCGGCTACGCCGCCTGTCGGCTGCGAAGGCATCCCAGCGTCTTGACGCATTTGCGATACTCTAGCCCGACCCTCTTCGTCGCCCTCGGCGAACGCTTGATTCTCAGGAAAGATTTCACGCATGTACGCCCGAACTTCTTGCGGAGTTCGTTTGCGAGTCTTCGGGTTACCGTCCTTGTCGCTACCGGATTCAATTTCGCCTTCGATAGCTTCTTTGAGAAACTGTTTCTGTAGCTCTTCGTTCGACTTCAATTGCTGCTTCAGAATCTCGTGTTGGTCTTTGATCGCATTTGATTCAGGGCTGTCTTTCCATCCTGCCCAAGGCGAAACCCGACCGTCAGGAAGCCGCGTAACAGTTCCGCCTGTCGGATGCTTCCAAACGTCACCAACGCCCTGTCCGTCAGGATATGGCGACAGCCTCGGAAGATCGGTTGGCTGAATACCCATCTTTTTCATCTGAATTGCGCGTTTGGCTGCAATCTTCTCTTGATCGCTGAAATTAGGATTACTGTCGAGTTCAACTTCCATTGCAGAAAGGCGAGAAATTTCCGACTTCTGTTTAGCGGTATATCGCTTCTCGAAGTTCGCAGCATCGAATTCAGCCTTCGCTTGAATCTGCTCAAGACGAGCCTGTTGATTCGATTCAGCGATGCGCTCTCGTTCAGTCTTGATTCCTAACTTATCGCGGAAGTAATCTTCGCGAATAGAATTATGCGTCTTCTCGCGCATAAGTTCTTCGGATGCCGCCACGTCCGCGTCTCGCGGATCGGCCATGTTTACATCCCATACGGCGGTAGGAAATCCGTCGTTATCCTGAATTCTTCGCTTCGCCATATTATCCTCTTAGGAGAAAGAAAACGATTGTGTTTTGGGAGCAAGCGCAGCAATTGCCGCCTGCGTAACGCCGGAATCTGCGCCTTGGTAATTAAACCCTTGCATAACTCCGAGCTTCGTACCGGCCATTTGGTCGGCTAGTCGATTGAGTTCGCTTTGCATTTCTCGCTTGACACCAGCCTTGGTAGTCGCGCCGACAGTAGTATTCGCCATTCCAAGGCGGGCAAGATTTTGCATCGCATCCGCACTTTGCTTTTCATAATTTGAAATCGTATCAGCCCGTTTTTGGCCGGTAACTGAATCAACCAATCCAAGCTGACTCTGGTACTTCTGTTCGTTCTGCGCCTTCGCTGTGTTATAGGCGGCATTGTACGAGTTCAAAAGATCATTGATTCCTTTCGATTGATTATTGAACTGTGCCATCTGGTCTTTGTACAGCTTCAGCTTTTCGCTATTCCAGATACCTTGCGAAGTAAGCTCTTGAGCTTTCATCGCCTGTTGCGCGGCAAGGTTCATTTCTGCGATTTTGACTTGCGGGTCAATCGTCCCGAATCCACCATTAAAATCGAACATTCCCATTATCTATTCCTTATGATTCCGAAATTGTGTACGAACCTTCTTCGCTGAAAGCGATTGAGATATTTGTTTCACTTTCTTCAAATCCAGTGCCGCCGTTCGTTGTGTGTGATTCAATGTTATATTCGCGACTCTCGATCAGCGTTTCACCGTCGTAAATATTCATCGTGCAACTAACGGACGAATCCGAAGCGGCTGAGTCTTCCCCGGTAGATGTCCAAGCGTTAGTCAGCAATTGAATAGATACCTCAAGAGGATAACTCGATACGGGGTGTGAAATTTCTCCGTCACCGCTTCCATTAAGACTGCCAGTGTATGACCCTGTAACTGAACCAATAAAAGAGCCTACGCCCTCGGATGGTGGCGGATTTCCGCAATATCTTGTCACATAGCCGTAGTTTTCTGCACCTGAAGTAATACCAACATGCGATGTTGCCTGCGCCTGCCCGTCGCCGGTTGCGGAATATTCGGCAACTTGCGAGAAGATGAGTTTAACACTATATGAAGACTTATTATTTGTAACACTAACCGCAGCCGTTAATCCGTCGTAATCAATATCAATACTCGTAGCTGTGAGATTTACAAAATAAGGAACTTCGCTTTCGCTTCCGTTCCCATCTTGTCCGGTAATCGTTACGGTTTGGTAGGTGTTCCAATTATCGGTAGTAAACGTAAGCGAAGACTTATCAACTGTGCCAAGCAATAAGCTACTCGATTCAATATCAACAACAACATCAGATTCTGGCTCAACCGAAAGCCTAACATCGAACGTTGCGGTTCCGCCGGAAGTCGTAGTTTGCAATCCGCTTGCCGGAACGCATTGAATCAGCGGTTCAGGAAGGTCGATGTTGAATAAATACGTACCAATCGCTTCTGGACAAGTCGCAGTAATCGTTATAATTTTCCCGTTGTCGTTTTTGTAAGTAGGCTTGAAATTAAAAACAGAAGATGCTTTCCAGAAATTATTTATAAGCGAAAACGCCTTGCTTGTCGGCCCAGTCACAGAAACGCCGTTGGATGCTATCGTGTAAACCAATGGCCCGCCCGGCCTCCGTGTAGGCTTTGTTAATTGGTCAACAAGTGTTCCGTTTATTGTGTAGTTTTTATTTTTACTTGTTACTGGGTTCATTCTACGTCTCCTGCGAGAGAATAACTCGGCTCGTACCCAGGCGGATGCGGAGCAACTTCATAGGTCGAAGAAACTGTAGCCGAAGCGAGCGTTTCAGCGGTAACGTCCATCAGGAACGGCCAATAAATATTCCATCCAGCAGGAATATCTAAAGCAACAACAAGCGGAGGTTTTGATACGTATGCGCCAGCCATTATGCAGTCCTGATAAACGAGTTGTAGTTACCAACTGCATTTGCTGTTGGCGAATAGTCGGTTGTATTTCCAGAACCACCGCTTCCGACGTACTGAACATAAGAACCGTCAGTGCAAAAAACTCCCGTAGTGCATCCAGTAGCCCAAGAGATTTGCGAAATAATGTATGAGCACTGACCGGACGCGATACCGTAACTGCATCCGGTTGCTAGCGCGTAAGAAACAAGTAACGTGCTGTTGTTCGTAGCTAATATTCCGTAAGCGCAACCAGATGCCACTAGGTAATTAGCAGAAACGCGAGACGAATCAGACGATATTCCGACTACGTAATTGCTTACAGCGAATGGTGTTTTTAGTTCGAGAACTGCGGAAGTGCAAACGATTCCGTAATATGTCGTTACGCCCGGACCTTCGCAGACTATCTTAGTTAAGTAACCCCACGGAACAGAGCATTCAAACGCGCCTTGAGTACTCGAAATAATCGTCTTTATTACAACTGAGTTTGTCGTCGTTACTGCGCCGCTAGGATTTGTTGCATTCTTATGCGCAGATGTAATCGTTATCCTGCTGTTACCGGAATCGACGTTCGTAATTTTATGGCACCCAACAAGATACGATGGATTAGTTCCGCCTGAACAGTCACGAATAATAATGTAATCGCCTGAAGAAACGCTGGTTACATTGTTCATGTTCAAAACGATTGACCATGCGCCTGCACTGCCTGAAACCGACTGTATAGAACTAACAGTCTTAGTGTGTGTGTTTGTACCTGTTATGTTGATTCTCTGTCCGAATTTATGATTAAGCAAATAAGGTGTTGCTGGAGTGTATATTCCGTCTGCGAGTTGAATTGTTACAGTCGCCGCTGAGCTAATTGCGAACGGTCCTAAATATTCCAACGCCTTCGCGATTGTTGCCCAAGGAGTACCTACAGAACCGTTTCCAGTCGTGTCGTTCCCTGATGTTGATACATAATAAGTAACATCAGAACTAATAATAGGATAATAGCCAGCACTCGCATGGTTTCCCCAACCGTAGGCAGTATTCCAATTCGCCGACGCATCCGTAACTGCGGAATAGTTCCCGCTTCCGTCACATTTTACTAAACCGTTTATCGCATTCTCTGCTGTCCTGTGTGCGACAGCAAGATTCCAATTCGTGCTGTTGTCAGTTACAGCCGTATAACTTCCACTACCGTTGCATTTAACTAAACCGTTAACTGCGTCCTCTGCAACGTCGTGCGCGGCAGCAAGGTTCCATCCTGCGGAATTGTTAGCGACAGCAACAACTCCGTCGTAGTTCTGGCAAATAAGGCCACGAAGCGCACAGGCAGATATAATCTGCTTGCTCGCATTAGTAAGAACTACTTGCGATGCATCAAAATTTGCCGTATCAACAACTGGAACCTTATATTGAGTCATATTTTCTCTCTTAAAAAATGACTATATCTCAAAGACAACGCAACCCAAATCAGCATCGTATTGCGCACGCCTGTCGTATGAGGTCTTAATATTCGCAGGCGAAGTCGCGTTAGTTCCGTCAGTGATATTTCCGGTAGCAACAACGTCGGCTGCCTTGATATTAGCGTAAGCATCATCGGCTGCGTTACGGATTTCTGTTACGCCTGAATTATCTTTCAGCTTAGGACCGGATGCGTCGTTATTTAACTGGAACGTGTCAGAAGTCGTTCCAGTATCGGTATTCTGCGTGTGTCCTGCTGCCGTACCCCACGACGTTCCGTTGTGGTAATAAAATGCGTTAGCGTTTTTATCCCACAACTGCCATCCTTCGGCAGGAGTGTCAAACGACCATACTGGGCCGGTTGCGTTGCTGCACCATGCGATATCTCCTTCGTGACCAGCCCAATCACCAGATGCGGTCGCAATTACAATGTAGCGGTCGCCTTTACCTGGAGTAGCAGGCGGATCGGCCAATTGATTTATAACAGGCTGTTGCCAGCTATACGTGCTAAGCTCAGGAACGCGATACTGTGTCATTTCAGTCTCCTAGATATTATTCGTTAGGCAATCGAGGTCAGAATCGTAACTCAACTGCCTGCTGTGTGCTTCATTCCAATTCGCAATGTCAGCATCGGTAATCGTGTAAGCTGCTGACCCGATGTAATCCTTAACGTTCGCAAGCAATTTACGAATCGCATTGCGCAATTCTTCAGGACTGGAAACGTTCGGTACTCGAATTTCTCCGCTCATTACGCAATCCTCCTTGGCCCGGCCTCCCTGATTACTGCCGATATCTCTTCAACTGCCCAACGCCTCTTTGCTTGCCCTGTGAGTTTTACGGTGCAAGCTTGCCCTCGGCAGGCCGGTCGAGACGTTGCATTAAGCCCGGCTGTCCAAGTCCCGGTGTCAATAGCAGTCGCGTTGCACGCGCCCTCGAATGTAAGTGCAGAAGCAACCTCCCAAGTAACGTCCCCGCTGTCCTCTGCAATGTTTGCATCGAGCGAAACTATCGACCCAAGAGAAGCATCCTTAGCGAGTGCAACCGGCCCAATAACCGCATAGCTCGTAAACGAGGTTCCGCAGTCGTTTTCAGCATTATCGCAGAATCGCCGCAAAACTCCGTCCCTACCTCCCATTATAACCCCGTGCTCCCCCGTAATAGATGATTGGACTGCGCACGTCGCATAAGGCTCATGATTGCTAGTATAGGTGTCGGGCCATAGAGTTTTTCGTTCCCAATCCATCCACCAATGCAGGCGCACACCGGCCGTCTTTGGAGTCAAAAATACATGAACCCCTCGTCCGTAGGTATCATATTCAAGCGACGGAACGACCGAATCGGTATCGATGTTAAGCAACTCAACCGGAAGCACGTCGAGCGAAAGCTGGACTGGATATGTGTTCGCTCCGGCGGCGAGGGCGTAGAGTCCGTTTTTCGATAGGAACACTAGCTCACCGGACGGGCCAAGACACCATGCCTTCCTTCCAACGATGCCTACCGTATGGCTGAGGTTCACAAGGCTTCCTCCGTAGGCTGGATCGCCCTGCATTCGCCACAGCGAAGTCAAACAGGCGATAATCGAATAATCATCGCTATGAGAGAGTCCGGCGGTAATTGGATCACCAGGAACCCCAGCCTCTGACGCGGGACCGGCAATAGCCCTCTGGCTGTCTGTTTGCGAGTAATCCCAGTCAAGCGGATCGCCTTGGCGGGGGCAGTACCAAACATGAGGAGCAATCTCAGCACCAGCGAGGTAAAGTCGATCTAAATAACGCCAAACAATTGGGCATCCGGTCGGAACTTGCCCCTTTCCGGTCGTTGCAGTCCAAATGGACATCGTTTTCGTCGCCGTATTAAAAATCTTCGGCGCGCGCTCAATTCGATATGCGCAATTACCTACACCGGCAGACGATTCGAGAGTAATGCTCGCCGCGTTTACTGCGGATATTTTATACGTTCCATCGACAGCGGTTCCGGTTCCGTTCGAGACAACGACAACATCTTCAGCCGGATCGATACCCAAGAATCTCCATTCGGTTATCGATGTTGCAGCCAACGCAGTTCCGTTTACAGAACCATCTGTTCCGCTCGCTGATAAGTCGCCATAATCGGCGATGTATAAATCCTGCCCACTCTGCGCCGCGAGAAGCTGAACGTCATCGCGCAAGCCAACATCAGTATCGGCCTCGACCACACGACCGTAGAAAGTTTCGTAATATATTCCACCGAACGACGACGCAACCAGCATCGAGCGAAGAGACGACGTGTAAGATGAAGAATAGTATTGAGCGCGGAAGACATTCGTGACCGATACTCCTCCGTCAACGGTGCATTTAAGCCCGAACCCAACCCGCTTTCCGTCATGGCTGTCAACCGTCTGAGTTGCAATCAGAGTGTCGTTCCAATACACGGAAAGCGAGTTGCCAGTCACTGTGACGGAAAGCCAACCTGGTCTCACAGAACCGATAGTACCCGGTGTAATGTTATAATCAGTAGCGGTTCCACCAACAACCGAAGAAATGACTCCCGTATAAGCCCCGCTCGTTCCTGTTTGCGTCAACTCGACCATTACGCCGTCTTCGTCGATATCCGGTGAGCTATCGTTCATTCGCAGATAAATACGATAACTTCCGTGCCATGCGCCAGCCCAGGGCAAAAGATATGCTTCAACGACATAAGATTCTGTCGTGTCAATATCGAGACTAGATGCAACAACATCTGCTTCAGCAACAGCGTACGTAACGCCCACTATTGACGTAGAAAGAATCGACGGAATCGCAGAAGACCATGAAGCTTGCGCCCAATCGCTCGAAAGAGACAACCCGGTAAACGTGTCGGTCCATGCAGTAAAGCCGTCGCTCGAAGATATGACCATCGGCGACAAAAGACAAACAAGTCCGCCGTCGCCAATAGCATCGACATGAGAAGAAATAATACCAGGTCGGCTACCGCCTCGCTCTCTGCATTCAGGTCCGGTTACAGCACGGACATTCAAGCAGTCGTGCGTCGTGTAAGGAGGCTGCTGGCGATATGCACCCTTGCGGTTAAGGCCAGCGAGAGGAAATTGCAATGAAATCCGACGATGTTTCGCCATTGGACAGCCTTAAAAAAGAAAATACTGGCACCGTACATTAAGCACGGTGCCGGAACTGCTTTCGCACATGGCGAATCAGCTATTACGCAGCGTCGTCTAGGCTGTTGGTCGTCAGATACACGATTCGCACCCGAACCAAACCGGCAGCAACGAATTTTTCGGTTACGGCCGCGCCGTCGTTATCGGTGGCATAAACGCCAACGGTTTCCTCGGACGAGATTACAGCCCAATCAGGAATCACGTCGGCCTTTGCGTTCAATGTAAGAACGGCAGTTTTGCCGTATTTGTCGGGGTCGGACGAGATACCAACGCCTACCTTCGTTAGTCCGTTATCGCCGGATGCATCACCGACGACTGCGGTATTGAGGTTAATTTGCGACGACAGCACAACGCCACCGGCAGGAAGCTTCGACGTAAGAGCGGTAGCGGCTGCATTTGTCAACGTCACAATTTCGTCAATAACTTTTACTTCAAGCCCTTCGGTCGCTGTCTTTCCGAAGCGTGCAACTACGGCAGCGGCGGCGGCACCACCCTTCGACGTAACTGCACCAGAATATCCGATGTTTCGGAAATCACTGGCATCCTTGTTCGCGTCAACAATTACTGCTGTAGATGCAGTAACGGTTCCAGCCACAGCAGCAAGAAGAGCTTCCTGCGCAGCAGTCAACGCTGAAATCGCATTAAAGTCGCACGACGCGACTGTTCCTTCATTGATGTAAAAGACATCGCCCGCGCCAGTGCCATCGGTATGTTGAAAAATGCAACCCTTTTGATACCCGGCGGTAGCATCCGTAGGAACGGTCGCACCGCTGGCGAAAAGGTATCCAGCGTCGGCTGTGACGGGCTTCAAAAAACGAAGAAGAGAGCAAATGCGGTCAATCATGGTGTCGTTCCTTTCAAAATGGTGCAATTAAAATACTGGTACTTTTACCCAGCAGTTGGTTACGCTACTTTCGGGCCAGCAACGAATTCAATGTTCCCATCCTGATACGTCGCGGTTCCGCCATTCCCAATAACATAAATAGCTTCGCGAGCCTGTGCGCCGCGAAGAATTATTGCATCGTTAGCGTTCACTAACTGAACGCCCTCGCCAGCGACAGCGGCCTCTCCGATTCCGATTGCAATCGTGGTCGCATTTGTCTTTTGAATCAAAAGGCAGTCGCGATAAACGCTTGCGTCGATAGCCTTTACGCTCGCTGCGGTCCCAGTAAAATTACCCTTCATGTTTATCCTACGGTTTCTTTTTAGGTTCGGGTTTGCTTCCAAGCACATTCACGAGTGCTTGAAATCCAGTCGGCGCATTAAGCAACGCCTTTCCGGCGGCGGTCGGCTGCGGCTGCTGATTCTTTGCCGCCTCGGCCTTTTTCTGCGCAGCTAAGTCAGCTTCCTTCTGTCTCTTCGCCTTGACGCGGGCCATATTGGAATCCATTATGGCATCAACTCGTTTTCGTTCGGCAACTTCTTCTTCAGGTGTCATTACAACTCAACTCCCTTGTAGGTGATAGAATACGACGACCCTGTGTTTCCCCGTTTGAAGTCGGTTTGCGAATCGCAACCGCCACCGAGACGACCGAACAACTTCGCGCTTTTTTTCTTGTCTCGCATAATACGATCAACAAGCAGCGCATTAAATAATGCGGTATGCGTACCCGGAGATTCCTCTATACGAGACTCAGCGACAGCCAAGCAAGATTCAATATAAAGTTCGGCAAGCGACATTCCACCAAGAGGATACGGGTAAGCAGAAGATAAAGCTCCGCTGTAAGCCTCGTACTCATAGCTAAGAGTCCTTGCTGTATCGGGTTCAGGATAGAACAAAATCTCTTGCCTCTGGCCGGTCGTTCCGGTCGAAGTTTTGTATCGCGTTGCCGCGTACTTCGGATCGCCGGACATGCTTTTCTCGGCCCGCATCGCAAGTATCTTATTTACACCAATCACGGCGATAGGTGCTAAATACGTGTCTTCGGCGTAATTCAGCGAGCCTACGATATGATCGAAGCTATCAGGCAGGTCGTAATCGCCATCGGCAGCAACGATTGCGAGAGTTGCAGTCGGGCGAAGCCAAGACCACTCGTAGCCGACAATCCCTGCATTCAAAGCCGGAGGATAGTAAACTTGCCGAACGCCAGCTTGAACAATTCGATTCAATTCTGCCTGCTGTGTCGCGGTATAAGATAAATAGGATTTGTAACCATAGCCAAGAAACCGCCCGGTTTCGCCAACAAGCTCAGCGAATCCAACAGAAAGCGACGATTCAGCCATAATTACAACTCCTAAAGGCGGGGTGCGCCTGAAGAGAGAAACAGGCGCACCCCAAACCGCGCGGCAGACTAAGACAGAACAGAGCCGAGGACGTAATCAACGCCCCAATGACCGTTCGCTTCGGTCCCGCCCCATTTCAGGGCGACTTCCTCGTCGTCAGCGTCGAGGGTGATTGTCGCGAGAGTGGCGGTAGGATCGGCATTCCCGGCC